TGCATAACGTTTTTTAGTAATAAAGATACCTGCTGCTCCTACTACTTCACGACCTGCTGCAATAATTTCACCCAGTTCCATTGTTGTATGGAACGCACGATTCATGAAGTTAGGGAAACTGGTGTTGACTTCCTCACTGACTGCATCGTAATACTGAATAACAGTTTCTTTGTCCCACTTGATCTCACCGGCATCAATTTGCCCCTTTAGTATAGGATATGCACTAAAGTATGTTGAGTCAGTATCGCCGTAAACAATAGCTTTGCCACGATGATCATACTCGCCAGCAATAACACGATTAAGTTCTGCTGCCATGTGACGTGCAATACACCGTCCTGTTAGTGTTGTACTTTGTCCTAGACGAGGATCGTTAAAACGACTGCCAGGATTCAGCAACGCACCATACAAACTGTTCAAGTTAATCTTTTTAACTAGCTGTCGTTTGTCCCAGAATGCAAACTGCTCATCGTCTACGCCTTTGAAACTTTTTGCTTTCTTTTGTAGGTCTTTACGTTCAGCATACCAGCGTTCCAGTAGTCCAGGAATAATACCTTTTTTCTCATAGGTAAAGATAGTACCATTGGCACTGATAATCCAGGGCTGTCCGCTGTTAAAGATTAGTTCATAAATCTCAGCACCTGTTAGCTCGTAACTTTCGCCATTCTCAAAGTCAAGATGCAATCTCTCTACCTTGTCACGGTTCATGACGAGTTCATATTCTTCTGTCGCAAAACGGCCTTCCCAGTAACGTGCTACTGGGCTTTCCTTGTGTTTATTGAAACTCTCGTCAATGCCTGGCGCAGTAAAGATATGCCGCACCTGACCTACGATGGTTTCTGTACTCATATTACACGCCCGCAAGATACTGGGGTACAGACTGTTTAAGTCAACACTGCCCAAGTCACGATGCTTACCTTTCATAGGATCAGCAACATAAGCGCCAGCTGCCTGCACGTTGCGTGTATAGTTTTTCTGAAAGTTATTTTCGCTACGATCTTTATCTGGTACAATAAGCCCACGCTGATGTGCTTCGTTAACAATAGCTTGGTCAGTTTGTGCAACAGCGCCCATAGTTGTTTGTAGTAGCACTGTGTTGGAATGTGCTAGCACGTTTGCAAGGTCAATAAACTGTAGCTTCTTGTCCAGCTTTACAAGCAGATCAACGTCCTGTCTATTATAAGCAATAAACTTTTCATAGTCATTGTTGTATAGCTGATCAAGTGTACCTTCGTATTCAATTTTACGTTCATCAAGTTCATATTCACCAATGGCATCCAAACTATAGCTGTGCATTTCGTGATATGTATACTTGCGATACAGTTCCAAATAGTCCAAATGTACACGGCCCATGAGTTCATATGTGCCACTTTCTTTACCGAACTTTGTAACTATTTTTGGCTTTGGAAACTTATCCCACAGGCATAGCTGCCGTGTGTGACTTTTACTTAGTACACGCTGAATACGGTTAACAATGTATGGAATATCAAAGCCTTCACTGTTCCAACCGCTGAGTACGTCAGCATCGTCAATTAATGAAATAAACGATTCAAGTAGTTCGGCCTCAGTATCAAACAGAATTGTGTCGTCAAACTTATCAACAATAGCCTGTGCTGCTTCTTTGGTGAGTGTTTTGGGCTTGATAGTTAAACATACTGTGCGCTTTAGCCAGCTTAGATGTACTGCAATAGCAGTAACGGCATTGAAAGGATCTTCTGGATTGGCGAAACCCAAATCCTTGTTAAAGTCAACCTCAATGTCGAAAAATGCTAGTTGTAGTTCTGGGGCTTCCACATCCATATAGTTGTCAGCCAAACAGCGGAACACTGGATTGATATCACTCTCAAATAACTTTTTGTGTCCGTGGATTTTCTTTTCAGCTTGAAACTTCTTGCCAGTATTGCATACTACACGCTCTAGCTTGTCACCAAAAATGCTGGTAAACTTACCGCGTGGATCAGGGTAATAAAACGTGTAACGTGCAGGATATTCGCGATATTCGCGCCTGCCGTTTACACGTTCTACGATGTGAATTTTGTCAGCTTCCCTATCAAGAAAGCCGTCTACGTAACTCATAAATTTTCCTTATTTTTTATAATATAACACGTCACTACAGATATGTCTATTATAATATGTTATCGTCATCTGGAAGTTGGTATTTGGGTTCAATTTGTGATTCGGGATCCGTCACACGTTTGAAGTCTTTTAAAACATTTATCCAGAAATCAGGGCTGCGTGACCAAATTCCTAAAAATCCATTAGCATTTGGGTTTTCAAATTGTACATATTCTCTACAATCATACACTAGCCATTCTCCCTGGACTGCTTTTCTCATCTGATTTATTCTGATGCCATCGTATCCTTTACGGGCTATACGTTCTTGAAGAAGAACTCCCCCTGGTAGTAGTAGTGGACTCCAAGACTCTTTAAATTTGTGGTGTGCTATTCCGTCTTGTTTACCATCATTGATGAAAAAAATTTGTTTTCCATAAATTTCTAGATATTGATTAGCAACGTCCATTTCATAAGCATTTTTATTATAATAAAGGTCAATATTGCAAATCTCTTTCATAGGTAATCTGTGCAAATTATATACCCCGTTCATAGCATTTGTAAATTGCTTTGTATAACTGTCGTTTTCATCGCATAGCTGTATGCTTGGACTTGCAATATCAATACCAACAATTTTTTTACCTGGAAATGTTCTTGCCCACGCTAGTTGGCATGATGCATTGCCTATACCTATTTCAGTAATAACATCAATCTTATCACCTAACTCGTTAAAGATAACATCATAGATCTGGCCCCATCCTCTTTGAATTTTAGGATGCTTGCAGCCAAATTTTTCTTGGTGATAGTTGTCTATTGAAAAAATAGGATTTAATATCATTTAATGATTACGGCCCACTGACGCAAGGATACTTTCAAGCTCTTCGAATTCTTCACGATTCTTGTCGAATTCTGCTTTATGTGCAATAGCGATAGCTTTATTAAGAACTTTTGGACTAATGCCAAGCTCTTCTGCGATAGACTTGACAGTATCGCGCAGTCCTTCGTTTAGTGTTTTAACTTCTTCTTTAACTTGGATACCTTCAGTAACCAGTCGTTTTAGCTTATTAATATCAGAATCTGAAAATTGTGTCATATATAATCTCCGGTACAATCTGTAGTCAGTATACTAACTTCTAATACTATACAATGATGTGTATCAAAAGTCAACAACTTTAGTAGTCCAGAATCCATCAGTCAATGTCATTGAACTATACTCACCATTATATTTTGAGACGGCGGCGTGTAAATTGTCATAATTTTTGATCAGATCTTTTTTACTGTAGAAAGATTTTTTTGTTACCACATCAAAACTATCATTTATATCAAATTTAAATCTGTCATCTAATGATAGCTTTAAACTTTCCCAGATGCCCTTGATTGTTTTAGGAAGATTTTCATATAGAACATAATCATCTACAGATAAATTTAAATGATTTCTCAACATCTCACAATGGGAAAAGATATAACCGTCAAAAAACTTTAAAAACTCCGCCTCGTCGATTTCATAAGATATAGATTTGATAGATTCTATGACCTGTTCCTCTGACATGTCTGGTATTGCTGAATTTAGAACGGTTAAGAATTTTTCAGGTCCTTCTATATTTGCTTTTGTAAGTATCATATTACTCAACGTTGAATCAAATATGTTGGCTCTAAATATCTTTATGTTGTACGTTTCTACAGATAATAGCTTTTCATACGACTCTGGAACATATTTTTTGAGATCAGACAAGTGTCCATAGTGTGTTTTGATTACCAAATGGCCAGTTGTGCCCAACTCTATTGCTTCATCTATTTTCAATGACAAATTTTTAATAAATTCAGGATTACCTCTATCCTGTTTACTAAATATCCAAGGTTCATCCCATCTATCTAAAAATGTATCTCGCTTAACTAACATATCACATTTGTTTATTCCGGAAAAAACTGACTGATACAATACAGTGGTTCCAGTTCTAGGCAAACCTATAATATTAATGATCATAATGAATGCCTAACGGCCCTGCCCTCTATATGCTTTGAAGCTACGCTTTTTGCTCTTATTCATTGAACTAAATTTTAGTGAGCTGTTTGTGTTACCCTGGCTCGTGCCTTTGTGTAGTGCAGCTTTACGCTTTGTTGCTGCTCCGCCTGATATTTTTGCCATAATATTATTCCTTTGTTATCTTCCTTCTAGGAAAGATTTAGCGCCTTCCCAGAAGCTATTGTGCGCTGTTCCTATTCCGCTCATTATTCTTTGCCAGTCAGCTTGTGTTCTATTGGGCATTTTAAGTGCCGCATAGCGGAAGCCTGCCTTGTGACCGCCACAGTCTTTTGTACATGGATAACCTTTAAACATTAATCCAACGGCTTCATTGACACAATCGTCACAGCAAGAAGTAATTTCACTAATTTTCATATTACCAGGCCCTGCAACTCCAGTAACGTGCTTTGGTCTTTGGTCCAGGATTGTCACAGTTGTGTCTCGCACGGAAACTCTTGCGGCGTGCTGGATTTGATTTTTTAATACGCATGTCAGGATCACCGAAGTTAACTTTAACTACGTTGCCCTTTTCATTCTTTACGTATACTTTGAATTTCTTTACATCGCCCTGCATAGGCTTGTTTAGTTTAACAGTGCGTCCCTGATATTCTGCTTCAGTTAGTGTCTCATCTAGATCGCCAAAGATTTCCTCAGCTTCTTCTAGTGTAAACTCTTCAACATCTTCAGGAATACAGTTTGGGACTTTTTTGCCGCCTTTTTTCTTCATACCCAGCTGACGATAACCGTCCCAGCATGGATCATCCTTCTTTTCATTGACAGCATCAATCCATTTTCTCATATCACTCATTGTAAAGATCTCCTTACCACTATTTATGCTATTTTATCTATTTGTTGACAAATGCGCCGATTCTGCCGTGTACGTCTGGGTATTCTCGATACTTGTATCCTGGGGGCGGAGTAGTATCTTGTCCTTCCCAGACCGGAATAAAATGATTTGTATTGCCATCAAAATCTTCATTGCGCCTAAAGTGTACTTCAATTAATTTGTCACCAATAAACTCACAATTAATCCATGGGTGCCGTTCAATTAAACTATTTAAAAAG